TACACGATTTATTGCATGATAGTAACTTAACAGTCAGTGGTTTTAATCTGATTAATCTCAGATTTGAATTTAGTGACATAATGAGAGACCCAGATGGTGTTACTCGTCATGGAGTCATGCGATTCCAAGCAATAATTTTAGGAACTAACTAATTTTATAGGAGAAAAAAATGCCAGCACAAAAAGGGAAAGATGTTTTAATTAAACTAGATAATAGTGGAACGTACACTGCTATCGGTGGATTAAGGTCTTCATCAATAACACTTAATGACGAAGCAGTTGATATTACTACTAAAAGTAGCAATGGTTACAGAACTTTATTAGCAGGAGCAGGAGTAAATAGTATTTCTATAAGTGGTTCAGGAGTATTTACTGATGATGCTATAGAAAATCTAATGAAAGATGCATACTTAGCACAGCAGAATTTAGCAGTTGATGGTACGTCAGCTCAAACACCTGCTTTTGAAAACTTTGAATTCTTTATACCTACATTCTTTAAATTTAGAGGAGCATTTCAAATTACTTCACTAGAATATGCAGGTGAGTATAATGGAGAAGCTACTTACTCTATGTCTTTTGAATCATCAGGTATTATCGCAGTAACCGCAGCATAATATGTCTTGGTCTAAAATAGAAATAGACGCAGATGGTGAAATGCTAAATGCTTTTATGAATCACGATTCAACTGAAATATCTATGAATAATATTGTTGATCTAGGCGATACAATAAAGGTAGAAAAAAAAGTATATAAAGTTATATCATCATCTATTGATATAGTCAGCAATATGTTAACAGTAAAAATACTTGCAAACGCAAGTAAACCAAAGGAGAAAAAGTCAGATGGCAAATCCACTAAAGGGTGAAATACCTCTTAAATTAGGAAAAGAAACTTACAAATGTAGGCTAACTATAGATTCTTTAGTAAGAATTGAAGATGAATTAGATAAAGGCATTTTAGAATTAGCTACTGCCATAGCTGAAGCTAAAGTGCGTATTCGTACCCTTTTAGTTGTTTTAAAACATGCCCTTAGAGGTGGTGGAAACGACTTTGATGATAAGAAAATAGGAACTATAATACAAGAAGTCGGCATAGTTGTCGCTTCAGCAGAAGTAGCTAAACTCTTAGTTGCTACATTAACAGACCACGACTCAGAAGAGGAAGTAGATAAAAAAAAAGAAACAGAGTGAATACACAACCAATACAATGGTCTGATTTCTATAAAATTTGTGTTGGTATGATGAATATGCAATCTAATGATTTTTGGAATTCATCTCCTCGTGAAATATATCTTGCAGTACAAGGTTTTCAAACCTTCAATGGTGGTGAAAATAAAGAAGAACCTATGAATTCTAACAGACTAGAAGAAATGATGGAGTTATATCCTGATGGCTAGTGGAAAAACAATAGACGAATTAGTAATTGAGATCAAGGCTGATACAAAGCAGCTTAAAAGTGAACTTAAACAAATTGAAGGAAAAATTAGAACAACTGGTATAGCAGGTGGTGCAGCTTTTGGAAGCATGGCAGGTGGTTTAAGTAAAGTAAAAGGTCCTGCTATCGCAGCAGCAGCAGCAATAGCTGCTATTGTAATACCAATCAAAGCCATAGCATCAGTTGGTGCAGGTTTTGAGGATTTAAGAGATTCATTAAACCAAGTTTTTGGTAGTATTCAAGCAGGAGATGAAGCCTTTTCTAAAGTTTTAGAATTTGCACAAACAACTCCATTTCAAATTGAAACAGTAACTAAAGCATTCATAGGTCTGAAATCAGCAGGTGTTGAACCTAACATGAAAATGTTACAAACTTTTGCAGATACAGCATCATCTGCTACAGACAGTCTTGGAACTTTTGAAGCACTAGTAAGAGTTACGCAAAGATCAGTTTCAGGTGGATTATCTTTAGTTGAACTCAATCAGATCATGGATAAAGGTATTGATGTTTTTGGTGGTATAGAAAGAGAATTAGGAAAAAGCAGAAAAGAATTAACTGAGTTTGGTCAAACTGCTGAAGGTGCAAAAATAATTATGGATGCTCTTGTAAGAGCTTTAGATAAAGATTTTGGTGGAGCAATGGCAGCTAAAATGGATAATTTATCTACAAAAACATCTAATATGTCAATAGCTTTTAAAGGTTTAGCTGATGCAATTTTTACTGGTGGTTTAGGTGATAGACTAAAATCTTTGACAGATAGATTAACTGCTTTTGCAGATGAAGCAGCAAGAAGCGTTAGGGTCGCTTCAGGACAAGGAACTCTAGGAGATTTAGTACAAGACAAAACTGGTAAAATAGATAAAATACCTGATCAAGACCAGTTATTATTTGCATTTGAATTGCAAACAGGAATAAAAAAAGATTTAAACGATGCAAAAGTTGCGTTAAAAAAAGCACAAGACGAAAGCATAAGTGATTTTGATACTTTTACAGAAAGTTCTGATGTTATATTACTAAAAGCTGAATTAAAACAAGTTAATGATTTAATTGAAAGAATACGAATAAGAATAGCAGCAGCAAAAAAATTAAGAGAAGAAGGTTCAAAAGGTTCAGGTAGTTTAAGCACACTAACAGATGAAGATGTTGATTTTATGTCAACCTTTGAAAAACTACTAGGAGATTCAATACCACAATTAGAAAAAATAAATGCAGAAATGGCTCGTGTTGAAGCTATAAGAGGAAAATTAGGTGAAGATGGACAGCTTATAGCTAGTGATGCTGAAATTGATAGAATTTTAACAATGCTTGGATTAGTAAGAGATGAGTTAGGAGAAACAGGAAAAGCAACTGATGCTATGGCATTAGTCCTTGAACAAGCTGTAGATGGTTTTGCAAATGACTTTATAAGTGCTTTACAAGAAGGTGAAAATGCTCTTGTGTCATTTAGAAATCTTGCTGGTGATATGATACAACAAGTAATAGCTGAATTTTTAAAGATGCAAGTTATTAAACCTTTAATGAATGCTTTATTTAGCGCTGTTGGTTTACCAACGATTCCTATGGATAATTCAGCAGGTGGTGGAACTATACAAGGTGGCAGAGCTACTTTAGTAGGTGAGAGAGGTCCTGAAATATTTGTGCCTAATACTGGTGGTACTGTAATGAATAATATGAATAGTAAAAACGCTATGGGTAGTGGTGGAACTACTGTTATCAATCAATCAATAAACTTTGCTACTGGGATTGTTCCAACTGTGAGAGCAGAGGTTATGCAAATGATGCCACAAATAGCAGACGTAACAAAAGCTGCTGTACAAGAATCAGCAATGCGTGGTGGAACATTTAGAAGGAGTTTATTAGGTGGGTAAAATAGTAACAATGCCAAACACTCCTAATTTTATACAAAGTAATTTTAGGTTAATAAGAACTATAGGAACTGTATCATCACCATATACAGGTACTGTAACCACACAAGAGTTTGATGGAGTTTACTGGGAAGCATCTGTGAACTTACCACCTATGCGTAGAGATGTTGCTGTAAATTGGCAGTCATTTTTATTGGAGTGCAATGGACCTGTAAATCAGTTTAAATTTGCAGATCCTGATGCTATAACTAATAGGGGTACATACGATACTAACGACCTCAAAGCAAAAAATAGAGCAAATCAAACAAGTGCTATTGAATTAGATTTTAATGCTAATAACACTATAACTGCACCTAGTAATACAACTCCATTTTCCAATATATTAGTAGGTGATTTTATTATAGTAACAGGTTCTACAAAACCTCAAAATAATGGGACACATAAAATACTTGCTAAAGCTAACGCATATACAGTTACTGTAGAACCACAGAACTCTATAACACTAGTCACTGAAGCTGATAGGGGTGGTTGTAAGATACTTTCTAACCAAAAAGGTGCAACAGGGTTAAACCTATCATCAAGCACTAACAGTGCGACTGGTACAATAAAAAAAGGTGATTATTTACAGATAACATCAAGCTCTACAGCAGGTAGTAATCCTGTGCAATATGTCATGGTTACAGAAGATGCTACTGTTAATGTTAATAGTGGTGAAGATACTTATGGTGTAAAAATACAACCTAAGTTAAGAACTGCAATTACAGAAAATCATTTAATAAGATTTGTTTCACCAAAAGGTATGTTTAGACTAACAACAAAAGATATAGACTGGGATGCTAATAATATTTCAAATTATGGAATGTCTTTTTCGTGTATTGAGGTAGTTTAAATGTCTAATAGAGGTGGTATAGACAGTTCTATTCAAAGTTACCTTGAAGCAGATCATCAAGTATTATTTCTTGCAGTCAAAGCTGAATTTGATACAGAAACTATTAGAGTTTGGTCAGGTGATTATGATTTAGTTATTGATGGTGCAACCTATCTAGGTGTTGGTAGTCTATTGTCAGTGTCTAGTATAGAAGACACATTAGAACTAAAATCAAGTGGTTTAGCAGTAGCTATAGCAGGAATGGATGCTACAGTTTTAAACTTAGCTTTAACTGAAAATTATCAAAATAGATTTTTAACAGTATTTCTAGGCTATCTATCAGGTGGTACAGATACAGTCGTTGGTAAAATGACCTTATTCAAAGGTCGTATGCAGTCTATGGCAATAAATGATGACCCTAATGGATCAACTATTACTATAGATGTAGAAAACAGATTAATAGATTTAGAAAGACCATCAAATTTGAGATACACCAAAGAATCACAAAAATTTATAGATTCCTCTGATAGTTGTTTTAATAGAGTTGCATCTTTACAAGACAAAGAAATTATTTGGGGTCGTTCTTCAAGCAATACATCTAACATATCAAGAGGTCGTAGGGGTATTGATAACAGGCAAGAAGAAAATAAATGATTATAAAAAAAACAGACTGGAAAATATTGTTTGATAATTTTATAACCAAAAATAAATTTAAACCTTTTGCATGGGGAACATGGGATTGTTGTAAATTTTCTAATGCTGTAATAAAAGAAATGACTGGTGAAGATTTAATACCTATAAATCTAAAATGGAAAGATGAAAAAACTGCTATGGAAGCGATTAAAGAATATGGCGGTACTTTATCTAAAAGTATTGCTAAAGCATGTAAGAAAAAAGGTGCATATCAAGTTCCAAATGCATATATGCAAAAAGGTGATCTAATAGTTTATAAAGAAGAATCAGAGTTAGTCGGTATATCAGATGGTTTTAAAGTTATAACACCCTCAGATGACATGATAGTAGCAAAACAAAATGTAGATATATTGTCAGTATGGAGAATACCTAATGTCTAAAGCTCTAAAAGCAGCAGTAACAGTTTTTGTAGTTACATTCTTAGTTGTTACAGGGACAGCTTTTCTCTTGACAGGAACTTTTGGTGCAGGTGTTGCAGTAGGTGTCTTTGGAGTTAGTGCTACAGCTATGGCTGCATTATCTGCTGTAGGCACTTTAGTGAATAGTCTAATGTCAAAAGGTATAGACGCAACAGCAACCGAAAATTTTGGTACTAAAGTTGCAACAAGATCAGCAGTTGCACCTCGGCAAATAATTTATGGTAGATGTAGAGTAGGTGGAACTATTACACATATTGAAACAAGAGGTACTGATAATTTTAAACTACAAATGGTTGTTGTTATTGCAGGACATGAAATAGATGCATTAGAAGAAGTTTTAGTTAATGACGAAGTTTTAACAACTACAACAGCAAGTGGATTTCAAGTAGTTACAAATTCTAAGTTTGTAAATACTGACAATGAAAATAACTTTGGTAGTGGTAGGTTAATGAGATTTGTTTTTGTTAATGGTTCACAAACTGCTGCTAATTCTACAGTTACTAGTGCATGTTCTTTAAACTCTAATGATAAATTTATTGGGTGTGCATATTTATATATAGAAATGGTATTTGATGCAGAAGCATTTGGTGGTGGTATTCCACCTTTAGGTTTTGTTGTTAGGGGTAAAAAAGTTTTTGACCCTAGAAACAACGCTACTGTTTGGAGTGAAAATCCTGCTCTATGTGTAAGAGATTATATTAGCGATACTACCTATGGATTAAAAGCTACTTCTACTGAAATAAATGATACTACTGCTCTTGGTGGTTTTCAATCTGCTGCTAATACATGTGATAGCAGTTCAACAGTAGCTACAGCTACAACTAATGGTTCTACCTCTAGTTCAGTAAACGTAACCTTAAATGCACAACCAACTAATACGCTTATTGATGTAGGTAATATAGTTACAGGCACAGGTATATCAGGGACAGTAACAATTACAAGAAGAAGGTTAAATATAATAACTTTATCTTCAGCACAAAGCATTGGAAATGGCGTTACCTTAACTTTTAGTGAAGGAGCATTTACTGCAAATGGTATAGTAACTATGTCAACAAGTGGAAAAAGTGTAATAGAGGGATTGCTTAGCTCATGTGCAGGTAAATTATCTTATATTGATGGTAAGTTTGTAATGTTTGCAGGTGCAGGTGTAACACCTGATATGACAATCACTGATGACAATTTATTAGCACCAGTCACTATAACCACTAAACAAGCTAGTGGCGAAAGTTATAATACAGTAAAAGCAGTTTATGTAGATGCTAATACTAATTATGTAGCTTCTGATTCACCTGTATTCACAAATAGCACATTTTTAAGCAATGACACACCAACAGGTGAAAGCAGTGCTAATTATAGAAAAACATTAGAAATACAACTGCCATTTACTGATACAAGTTCAATGGCACAAAGGTTACAAAAAACAGCTTTATTACATCATAGAAAAGAAGTTACATTAGCAGTAAAATGTAATATTGGATATATGCAATTACAACCTTTTGATTGGGTTTATGTAACAAATGAAAGACTTGGATATACAAACAAAACCTTTGAAGTTTTATCCACTAATTTAGAAGTAATAGGTGATACTGATGCTCCAGTATTAGCGACTGCTCTTGCCCTTAAAGAGATTGATGCATCAGTTTATAACTTTGCA